ATAACGCTCACAAGAATTACTACAAGGATATTGATGTCTGATGACTTTATACGGTGATGCAATCTCAAAGGAAGTAAAGACTGGGATAGGTCAAGGTGCCTATCCTAAGTTCAATGGTATAGGATTCCCCATGGGCAAAAGGGAGTCTAACTATGTTCCAAAAGAGTACGGTAATCAACTGATAAAGTCTCAGATAAAGCAACTCCTGCTGGTAAACAAGGGGGAGCGTGTAATGCTTCCAAATTACGGAATCGGTATTAGATCTTATCTTTTCTCTAATATCACACCTTCTGATCTGGCCGCTATTAAATTAGACATAAGAGACGCCATTGAAAGGTATATCCCCAACGCCACTTTATTAGACCTTGATGTCGAGCTTGCAGAAAACTACAAGTTCTCAGGCATGGACGGATTGATCATCAAGGTTAAGATCAAAGCTAATAAGCTCAACGAGATACTTGATTTTAGCATAGAGCTATGAGTAACATACCCTACACAACAGCAGACACCGACTTCCTGAAGAATCTGGTTGCAGATATCGACAGTAGAGGAGATCTTATTGATTTCACTGCTACCGACTTCGCAACTCTAAGACAAGCCTTAATCGATTACATGAAGCTTGTGTATGGAGAGCAGTACCAAAACTTCTCCGAGTCCGATTTAGGAATGATGTTTACTGAGCTTGTAGCTTATATGGGCTCTGTCATGTCGTACAAAGCGGACATGCTTGCTCATGAAGGTTTCATTAGAACAGCTAAAGATAGAAGAAATGTAAAGAAGCTTCTTGAACTTATAGGAATACGAATGAGAGGTCCCGCTGGTGGAGCAGGTAAGGCAAGAGTTATTGCAGACACTTCACTTACAGGGACCTCTTACGGTATAGCAGCAGAAGACAGAGTTATTACACTGACATCACCTAACGACGGCGCTCCAGTGAACTACACTCTATACACTAATACAGGAGGGGTGTTTGATAACCCTGAAGCTGATGGAGGTATTGTTCTTTTATCCTCTACCGTAGATAACAGTCCTACCAACACAGTATGGACCAACCTATCCTTAGTTGAAGGATCTTTAGCCATAGACTCAGGCACATTTAGAGACCTAGGCATAATTAAAGAAGTGACTCTGGAAGAAGGTCCTGTTGTCGAAGGCAGCATTCAAGTTCTGGTTGACGCTCCTGATTCTGACGCAAGTGGTTACTACACTGAGGTTGAAAGTGTCTACTCAGCATCTTCTAATGCTCACAGGATATTCTCAGTGGCATATGACACGGAGTACAACGCAACCGTAATGTTTGGAGATGGCACTAACGGTGCTGTGCCTCCAACAAACTCCACTTACACAATATACTATAGAGTCGGTGGAGGAGAAAGAGGTAACGCTCCTAGAAGCTTTATCAATACCACCATCGCTACGGTAGAAGGTCCTAACTTAACCCTAGAGAATATTGCCGCCATTACAGGTGGAACGGATGCTGAAACTGTAGAGCGAGCAAAGAAGTATGGACCACTAGCTTACAAAGCCCAAGAGAGATTGGTAAGCCTAGAGGACTTCAGAACCTTCGCCACTAGATTCGTAGGTCCAACAGGGTCAACAGCGAAAGCAACAGCTTCTGTAAGAAAGGCGTTCTCCTCAGCTAATGTCATTGATGTGTTTGTAGTTGAGAAGGCTAATAACCTACAGCTACAGAAAGCTTCGGTAGCATTCAAAGCTGCACTTCTTGAGGCTATGAACAACAAGAAGATGCTCACAGATGAATTAGTTGTAGTCGATGGTCTTATCAGAACTGTAGACTTAGCTATGACGATATATGTCGATAGATTCTACAGACCTAGAGAGGTGGAGATTATTGAGAAGTCTGCCAGGGCAGCAACAGACTTCTTCTTAGCTGATAACCGAGAGTTTGGAGAAAGAATCTGGCTAGAGGAAATCAACCGAGCAGTGTTCAATACAGTTGATGAAGTAAAGATCTCTAAGATTGATAACATCAGCAACGATATTCAGCTAAACTTCAATGAGATCATTCAGCTAAACAACCTTGTCATAAACATTAGCTATGTATAATTACTTCAAGAGAAACTACTACGATGCTATTGAGAAGATAATTCCTGAGGTTTATCTTGAGGAAGATCTTAAACTAAGTAGCACCACTGAAACTGATCCTATCAGTTTAGTCCTTAGTAGTTTAGCTTTCTATGCAGAAAATGTACAAAGTAATCCAGACTTTAGAGATAACATAATTCCTGTATCAGCAGTAGGCTCGTTTAGTTCTATTCAGGATGCCTCTGCGATGATAAAGTATTTCATCCCAGGAAGTAAGCTGTCTGAGATTAGCCCTTATGATTTTGAGGTAGAGATTTTACAACCTCTAGGTTATTCTTTAAAAGATTACACCACTTCTGCTGATCTGTCCGCTTTTGTAAGTGAAACACTTCTTCCAAAGATAAGATTGAACGGGCATGTTCAAGATGTTCTGTACCAAGATCTTGGAGACTCGACTAATAATAAGTTTGCTGCGGATGCCTCTGGAACTCATGAGTACCTAGGAAACTCTCTAGGCTTATTTTACTTCTTAAACTACAACTCGCCTAATGCTACAACAAAGCCTTACAAGTTCTTAGAGGAGGATCTTGTAAGAGCGTTGTCTACAGGCCAGAGCCTTACGACATATGACGCAATCCGTTCCTTGGTAAAAACCTTTTGGTACAACTACGACTTTGTAGAAAGTGTAGGCCACGGAAAGCTGGTCCCAGATAGGTTCCTTTCAGGAACAGGGTTCATTACGAGTGGAACGCAAAGCTTAGATAGGTTATTGACGGCTGTAGACATTATATATAAAGATTCTAGTTTAGCTGACCAAGACGATTACTATAAGGATGCCATAAATGAGTATCTAACTAACGGCAGTTTACCTAGCGAAGATCACAAGAAAGGACCGTTTGCTAGATTTATGAGAGGTGTGTCTTATATGATGGCTGATATTGATAGCTTCAATGTCAAGCTAAAGACCGCTAAATTCATAGATGAATGTCCAGAGGAACTCCTTCCATATCTAGGAGATCTTATTGGGTGGAAGTTTTACGGTAGCAACACTTCATCATACAGAAGGCAGCTAAGAAACGCTGCTGAGATTTACAGGAAGAAGGGAACTAAGGCTGGGCTAGTACAAGCATTCAATACAGTAATTCCTGGCGCTCAGGTTGATATGAGTGGATCGATATCTGAGATGTACGAGTCTTATCTTCCCAACATGATGTACTACCTTCTCCTAACGGAGTCTTCATTGTTGAAGGATCTTGTAAGCTGGACATTTGATGAAGCTATTAGATTTACTGAAGGTGAATACAACTCAGAAGATAGAGAATTAAACGCTAGATTTGTAGTAGACCATATTCTTCTTAGAGCGTATCATCAGTTCCCTGACCTTTTCTATGTCAGAGGGTATAAGTTTGATTTAAGCGACCCAGACTTTATATTCCATTACAGAGGAAGAGACTTCCCAATGCCACCATGGGAAGAAGAAAAGTTTTATGTGGACTGCGAGATAAACGATGATCTTGTTCAGTTCTTCAGAGATGAGCTTGTATGTTTAGGTGTTGATGAGTATTACGCGGACTACTTTCAAGAGTACGCACTAGAAAGTACAATCAAAGGGTGGGTTCCCACTAGGAACTATGAGAACGGTTTCATGTTCTTTACTACTAGTGCAGTGAAACCTCCAAACTATGAAAGACTTACTAAGTACGGGAACTATGAGGACATGTCTTACATGACCTTGTGGAATGGTAAGTCCTCTCATTTCGACATTACTCTATCAGGATCTAGCTTTACTAAGTCTAACATCCTAAACAATATAAATTATGCGGATGAGGACTTCTTCGGAGCGTTGGCTGTTATTAGAGATTACAGCCCAGCCAAAGCTGTGCCTAGAGTTCACTTTGACCTAAGTGCTGTTGAGTATGCAAACTCTGCTGACTACTTATATCCAAAGCTTAAGAATGTACCAACCGATCTTCCTGTAAGCGGTGCGTTAGCTGGTTATGCTGCTTCCAGCATTAACATGAGGCAGAAGGCTTGGGAACTTATAGGGTCTTCAACAGTGCCTGGGTTCGCAAACATTGATGGAACTGCTGAAGAGGACTTAACCAAAACACATATAAATCACTTTGATCTTCCTACTTTTAGAAGGGCTCAACAAGATTACTGGGATAACAAGAATTTAAAAGGCTGTATAGATGTTGAGATAAATGCGTTAAGTGGAGGACCTCTTGCATTAAACTGGACAAGGGATGATTCTTCACCAAGCACTTCCTCAAGAAAGCATTTAAGAAGAAGAGGCTTTGATAAGAAGCTAGATCAGTTTGAAGATTACAACAGAGAAGGTGATCACATGCCCACCTTCTACCTTTCATTGAGCGGTAGAGACTACTACGAACCTTACAAGATGACAGGTCTCTATGCTGATGCAAGTCAGCACTACGAGCCACAGTTTATAGTTCTAGGATTCAACAAGAACTACTACAGGTTTACCGATGTAGACTTCCTTAATCTAGAGGGAACTGTTTGGGACAAGTGTGAAAATATTAGATCAGATAGCAGGTTCAATGGCATAGAAACCTCTGCAACCTATGAGGTAAGAGGACCGGAGAATTGGGACACCAGCGCCATTGATGCAGAGCGTGAGCACTTCTTCGTAGACAGGAGTAACAACTCAGAAATCAAGTCTATGTTCTTCAAGTATATCGACAAGAAGCTTGAAGGAGAAGCAAAGGTTATTCTTGAGAACAACCCAGGATTCTACAAAAACTCAACAGGCTACGATAGAGTTACTTCACTTAAGAATGATTTGTGGACTGACAGAAATAACCACTCCGAGTATTACGACTTCAGCTACAATACTTGGAAACCTTCATGTAGAGATGAGTGGCACTCATTCCACAAACTATACGATCACTACATGAGGGATTTCAACTACCACAACATAGCTGACAATGAGCTAAGTTCTCTAAACTCAGGTGGACCTAGTGTCATCTCTCATGCATACGGACCTATATTCTTCAATGGGAAAATAGCACTGAGCGGAGACCTAGACTCCAGTAATATCTCCACATCGGTAAATGATGAGAAAGAACTTTCGGTAAGTGCGTTTGGCTCAAAAGTTTTAGCGGATAGAGACAGTCACTTAATACCTGGGAACTACAATGAGGAAAGAGTGTTCGGAGGCTTCAGTGGAATAGAGCTTATAGATAGAAGATTTACTTCTACAGACACCACCCTGAATAAGTTTTCGTTGTTTGAGCTTGATGATACGGTTAATAGAATATCTGAGCCTAACTTTTTGATAAACAAGAAGTGCCTGACGATGAAATCTTTTGAGAGGTTCCCTAGATTAAAGTTCTCTTGTGGTCCTAACTCAAAACAAGGTGGTGTAGCTAGTTTCTACGGACCTACTGTTAATTTTTTATTGCCTGAGCATGATTTCTCTGTAGAGGTAAGCTCTCAGTTCTTGCAGGAGTTTGGATTGAAGTCTGGAAACGGTAGTGTTTCTGTATGGATACATACAATGCCTGA